GTGTTCTGCATATCTGAGTGGGAAGAATATCGACAAGTCTGTTCTGTTGCCATTCTATCCAGACTTCTCAGGCAAAGTGTTTGAAGAGGCAGATGCAGTCTATTGTGAGGGAAAATATATTCTCACTAGTCAGACTAAGTTAGAAATCACAGAGGTTCCTGTCGGATTCAACCGTGAGACATATGTTCAGTTGCTAGACAAGTTAGAAGATGAAGCCAAGATTGTTTCGTATATCGATAACTGTGACAAAACGGGGTTCAACTTCGATATTACATTGAAACGTGGTAAGGCGATGACCCCTACCCAGATTGTATCGATGTTCAAGTTAAGAAAAAAGATTAACGAGAACATCACTGTCATCAATCACGAGGGCAAACTGAAGGTCTATGAGAATCCTATTCAAATTATCAAGGATTTCTGTGACTATCGTATTACCAAATATGTTGAGAGATACGCATATCTCATTAACGAAGGAACTGGTACCCTCGGAACGATACAGGCGAAAATCAAATTCATTGAAATGATTTTGAAAGGAACCCTAGATTTTAAGAATAAAAATAGGGAAACCATAAAAAAAGAGTTGACAAACCACTTTGAACCTGTTATAATAGATATATTAATCAAGATGCCTATCTACTCATTATGTAATGATGAACTAGATAGACTGAAGAATGAAGGAACGACTCTGTACAAACAGATAGAAGTATGGAAGAAAATCGATACGACCCAAGAATTCATTCGTGAACTTAAAGGACTTTGATATGGAATTTGTTAATGAAATAAGTGAGAAAGAGAATGCCAAGCCAGAAAATAATGGCTCCTTAGAAATTGGCTATATTAAATTCACCAATGGAGAAGGCGTAGAGTTTGAAGTGAAAGATGTTAAAGTTAATGATGTTCAAGGCCTAAGAGAATTCATCTGGGAATTGATTGATGAAGTTGAAGTACGAGAGCGAGGCAGCCGATGATATTAGTAGATTTTAATCAAGTTATGATTGGGTCGTTGATGAGTAATGCGAAGACCCAAAGTGATGTATCAGAAGACTTGCTCCGACATATGGTGCTGAACTCTATACGTAACTATCGTAAACAGTTCACCAAGACCTACGGTGAGATTGTTATCTGTAATGATAGCAGACACTATTGGCGAAAGGATGTGTTCCCTCTGTACAAAGCCGCACGTAAGGCTGGACGAGATGCTTCTCCTTTTGACTGGAACGAAATCTTTAGAATCTTTGATAAACTTAGAGAAGAATTGAAAGAACATTTTCCTTACAAGTTTGTTGAAGTTATGGGTGCAGAGGCTGATGACGTTATCGGTGTTCTCTGTAAATACCATCACGCTAAAGAAAACACTTTGATATTGTCCTCAGATAAAGACTTTATCCAACTGCATAAATATAAGGGAGTGAGACAGTATAGTCCTGCTCAGAAGAAGTTCGTTAAACATACATCACCAGTTGCTTATCTAAAAGAGCATACCATTCGTGGTGATAGAGGTGATGGTATTCCAAACTTCTTGAGCCAAGACGATTGTATTGTTGAAGGAGTCAGACAGAATTCCATCTCTAAAAAGAAGTTGGATATCTGGTTGACACAATCGACTGATGAGATTTGTGTAACTCACGAGATGACCGAGCGTTGGGAAAGAAATGACCAACTCGTAAATCTTGATAGAATACCTAAAGACTTAGTAAGCGATATTCAGAATAAGTTTGCTCAAGAGCCTTCAGGAACACGAAGAAAATTGTACGATTATTTTGTGATGAATAAACTAACCAGGTTAGTCGATGTTATCACAGACTTTTAAAATGGCGGGTATCGTATAATGGTTATTATAAGAGGTTTCCAACCTTTTGATGTCAGTTCGATTCTGACTACCCGCTCCACATTTGAAGAGGCTATGATATTATGGAAGTGATTATAAGTGAAGAAGGCAACTTTGAATTCTTAATCGATAAGATGGACATCATTCTCAGTATGTTGGGAATGGGATTCACCATCGGACTTTGGGTAGTAGTCGTAGTCGCATCAATTAGATTGGGCTGGAAGTTATGGCCTTGGGTATTAGCAGTAGGCGCCTTAGCCTTCTTATTTTTTTAGGAGTGACGAATGCCCATATTTTTTAAAGTATTAGATGTAGTTGTTTATAGTAAGCCAGATTGTATATTTTGCGATAAGGCCAAGGCACTATTACAAGTCAAAGGAATAGCATATACCGAGCAGATTATCAATGTTGATATAACTGTCCCGGAACTTTTCGAGAAACTAGGTCAAGAAGTCAAGACAGTACCACAAATAGTGGTTGACAATACCCTCATAGGGGGTTATACTGAACTTACTGAATACATAGCGGAGAAAGAGAATGATGGAAGTGAGCGAGATATTATCAACACTTGAATCTGATAATTCGAGGTTGTTTAAAGAAAAAGTCCTTACTGATAATAAGGACAACCCAACACTAAAACGTGTATTACAGGCCGCTCTGGACCCGTATACTCAATACTACCAACGCAAGATTCCCGAGTACACTCGCAAAGAAGGAACAATGTCATTAGACTGGGCATTGGGTTCTCTGCTAGTGTTAACGTCACGGGAAGAGACTGGAAACGCCGCAATAGGACGCTTAAAGAACACTCTTGGTAGACTGAGTGAAGATGATGCTGAAGTATTAAAGCGTGTGGTATCGAAGGACCTGAAGTGTGGCGTATCAATAGCAACAGTCAATAAGGTGTTTGGGAAAGATTTTATCAGCACCTACCCTTGTATGTTAGCAAGTGCATTCAATCAAAAATCATTTAAAGCAATCAAATATCCTGCCATCGCTCAGACAAAGATGGATGGGATGAGAGCAAATATCCTTATAAATGCAGAAGGTGGAGTTGAGGTCCGTTCAAGAAGTGGACGTGAAATAGACCTCCTCGGGCATTTCGATGAGTTTGTTATGAAGATATTTTATAAGTCTGCCGTACTGGATGACTTAAATCATTTTTACGGTGCTGTCCTTGATGGTGAGTTACTAGTTCTAGATACTAATGGAGATATATTAGATAGAAAGACTGGTAATGGCATTCTCAATAAAGCAGTGAAGGGAACCATATCAGAAGAAGAAGCCTCACGAGTAAGAATGTGGGCTTGGGATATGATTCCTCTTGAGAACTTTAAATCAGGAAATTGTGCAATACCATACTTTGACCGACTTGCTGTACTGAACGAAAGAATGCAAGCCGTGTACAATATTCAAGAAGATAGTTTAGTTAACATCCTTCCAGCAGAAATGGTAGGAAGTTATGAGGAAGCAGAAGCGGCCTTTAACGAGGCTTTAGATGCTGGTGAAGAAGGAATCATTGTGAAAAATGGTGATTCGCCTTGGGAGAACAAGCGTTCTAAATACCAAGTGAAGATGAAAGCCGAATTAGAAGCAGACCTTTTAGTAGAATCAATTGTTGAAGGTTCTGGAAAATATCAAGGATTAGTTGGTTCTTTGAGTTGCACATCTAAAGATGGAAGTCTGAAGGTAAATGTTGGCTCAGGACTTACTGATATCGACAGGAATAAATCGCCCGATGAATTTATCGGAAAGATAATTTCCGTAAAATATAACGAAAAGATTAAGGACAAGAGCAACGACACTTGGTCATTGTTCTTACCTATCTTTCAAGAATTAAGATTAGATAAATCAGAAGCAGATAATCTTTAGAAAGGTGTAGATGGAAGTTCGAGTAAGAAACAACAATGTCGAAAAAGCAATTAAGATTTTAAAGAAGAAACTCCAGAAAGAAGGCTTGTTCCGAGAGTTGCGAATAAAAGAGTTCTATGAAAAGCCTAGTGAAAAGAAACGAAGGCGAGATAAAGATTCAAAAAACCGTGTTGCAAAAGCACTACGAGATAAACTTAAAGAAGAGAGATAATATTATGGACGTTTATGCTGTTAAGCAAGTTTCTACCAAGAAGATTATTGAGTCAGGCTTCACTAAGAAGTCCGATGCAAAAAAAGCCCGCAATGCTCTATGTGAGTCAGTGTGGCAGAAGTTGAAGAAGGATGCTGTAAAGCCCTTCCCATTTATTGTAACGAAAGGTAAGGAGCATCCGAAGAACGATGGCTAAGAAAATAAATCCTTGGACTTTGGAAACTTATGAAGAAAAAGAATGTCCAGATTGTGAAGAGGACAAAGCCAAATGGGGACTAACGGATTCTATAAAGATGCTAAATAGTGATGAAGTAAAGCAACTTCAGAAAGAACGTCTTGCTATCTGCAAAAAATGTGAGCATAGTAAAGACTTGATGGGTCGAGGTTGGATTAATTATTGTGACATTTGTGGATGTATGTTAAATGCGAAAACACGCATTGCATCCTCTAAATGTCCAGATGGGAGATGGTGAATATAATATGGATTATCAAGAAGCAGGTGTCGACCTATACGAGCAAGAAGTATTTAATGTGAAACTTCAAGGCAAAATGCCTTGGTTAGGTGGTTTTGCTGGAGCAGTAGATATCGGAGAAGATTATCTAGTGTCAAGTTGTGATGGAATTGGAACTAAAATTCAACTCTATCTAGACAACAAAGACCATCCAGAAGTTAGTATCAAAAATCTAGGTTGGGACCTCGTAGCAATGGTATTTAATGATATCGTTTGTACTGGTGCTGTTCCTATGTTTATGAACGACTACTTAGCAGTAAATAATTTAAAAGACGCCGAGTTCTTAGATTTAATTGCAGGTATCAATGAAGGATTAGCCGAGATAGGCGTTCCTTGTCCTTTGATATCAGGTGAAACTGCATTAATGCCCGCTCTGATGGAGAAGGGTAAATTTGATATTGCTGGATTCGGTGTTGGTGCTATCAAGAAGGAACTCTTCATTGATGGTACGAATATTAAAGAAGGCGATTGGATGATTGGACTAAAATCATCTGGCTTCCATAGCAATGGCTATACGTTAATTCGTAAAGTCTGGCAGACACAAAAGTATCGTGCTACTCAAGAAGAGGCCGATGCCCTGCTACCAAAACTACTAACACCGACACGAATTTATGCGTCAACCATATTGAAATTGCTATCGCAACATCGAAGCAGTGTTAATGGAATTGCTCATATAACTGGTGGTGGTAGAGATAATGTTCTACGCCTTCTAGGCGAAGATATTAACCTTCGCCCTCAGTGGGATGACAATTGGGAAAAACCAGAAGAATTTGACTGGATTCAAAAGATGGGCAGTATTAGTGACCAAGAAATGAAGCGAGTATTTAATGATGGTATCGGAATGGTACTTATTGTTAGCG